AAAGTCACGCCAACACAACCGTCGCTTCGACCAGTAACGGCACGAACATTGACGTTACCAAAACCTTCTATAAGCAACATCCCGCCACCGCCAGGACTTTCTTCGTCTAACAAAAACAAACCTAAAGACAAAGGTCTGCTAGGTGGATTTCTTTCAAGTGCTGGGCAAATTCTTACATTCCCTAAAACTTTGGCAGGAATGATTCCAAGCCTCGTAGGCAAAACAGTACAAACAGCTGTCGGTATGCCTGAAGTATTAATTGGGCAAATATCACCAGGAATTGAATCAAGAGCAGAAGAAGACCTTCGCAAAGGAAAAGAACTAGGTCTTACAGGTACTGATCTAGCCGCCTATGCATCACAGCGTTCATTACCGTTACTTGGTGCAATGGCACAATCTATACCACAAACAGTAGGTCGCCTCGCAGAAACAGGATCATTTGGCGCATACAATTTCCGTGAACCAGGCAACGACTACTACAACGCATTACGCCAAGGCCAACTAGGCAACGTCCTAATCGAAGATGCCGGAAACATTCTGTTACTTGGTCGAGGTGTCGGTGCAGGATCAGTCTTTGAAGCAGCCGGTACAGCCGCTGGTGGCCGACTCGGATCAGTCATTAAAGGTACTGGTTCATTCATGGAGCAACCAATCGCTGCAACTGTTCGTGGTACTGCACGCGTAGTTAGTGCCGGAGCAAAATACGGTGGCAAATCCGATCTAGCTGCCGCAGCTGGACGTATCGCCGGATCAGGTTTACCGTGGAAACCAAACCTTGTCGAGCGTTACAACAAACGATTCAACAACATTGATATACCTGTACGCCAGCCCGGTGTCGGCCCATTACGACAAACATTAGATGAAGTATTAACAGCCAAACGAGATTTCGCTGACACAAAACTCAAAGATTACGACACCAAAATTGCGGTACTTAATAACGAAATTGATGCGCTACGAGCAATTGACCAATTTGATCCAGCAATCAACCTCAAAACTGGTGAACTTGTCAAACTTAACGACAAACGTATGGCATGGCTTGAGCGCACCGGCCGACCCAAAAAACTACGACAATTTGAACGCCAACGTGAACGCGTCTACACCCAATACCGTGACAGCTTCTCAGCAGAATTTGTTCGACTACAAGACCTTGGCGCAGTTCCCGAAACAGTAGAACAATTACGAGCATCTGTTGTCGAACTTCGTGAAGCAGCAACACTTACCGGCGACCAAGCAACCGCTGCCCGCATGAACCAACTAGCAGATTTCTTTGAACGCAAAGCCAACGTCAAAGAAGCAAACCCTGGCGCGTTCGATCAGCCGCTACCTGAATGGGTAGGTGCAGCCGGAATCCTGCACATCACCGGACAAATTAGAGACATCCAAGCAGCATTACGAGCTGGCAAACCGTTAAACGAAATCCTCGCTGATCTGCAACCATTTGACCTACCACCCGAACTAAAAGACCTTGGTTATAGCTACAGCGCAGAATCGTTAACTAAAGCCCTTCAATATTTGAACAACGCAATTGATGACGTATCTTCAATCCAACTAGAAGCATTCATTCAAACATACGCCGGATGGCACAACTTCTTTAACGACATGGCCATGCAAGGCAAAGGGTTCCTCAAAGGCCCAATGCCATTCACATACCAAGATGTCTACCCCGACCCATCGCTACTCATTCAAGAATTAGACGGGCGTACAATCTCAGCGGCAGTACAAGAAGTCCTTGACACAGCAGTTGTTTACGTCATTGAACGAGACGCACCACAACTCATTGACACCCTCGGTGAACTAGATGTCATGGACCCCCCACCACGAATCTTTTCTCAGTTCGCTAACTCAGCAATTGACAGCCTCGAATATCAGATCGCCGCACAAGCAATCATCGAATCATTTGACTACCTTCGCAACTCCGACAACGTAGCAATTGTTGAATTTTTACAAAACAAAATGATCTACCCCGCACCAATGCGGCCATCACTTGGATTACAAGAACGCTTCTCACAAACGGCACGAGCCAACGACGTAGCTTCAATGGCCCGAAGCCTGCAATACATCGCTACCGAATACGGCGACATATTCAACACCCGACTACTTGAAGCAATTGACGGCGACATTGCCGCAGCCCTAGACCCCAACAAACGATTCGCTAAAGAAACCTGGACACGTCTCGGCAAACGCCTAGAAACAATCAAAGCTCGCGCTCAACAAATAATGGATAGCTCTACAACCAATCAAGCAAAACTTGGTACAGCTATTGAAACCGCAGACGCTCGACTCATTGATGTAATTAACACCATCGAAGATGCACAACGCCTCATTGACATCATCAAAAATGATCCTGAAGCCGCGTTCGGCATTACACCGGAGCAAGGCGTACTGTCCGGATTAGAAGCTGACATCAACAAAAATCAGACTAGGCAGCGTGTCCTTCGCAATCTTCGTGCTAGCCGTGAAGTTCGTGGGTCGCGTCGTTTCTATGGTGAAGTTGCACCGGAACGTCAGCTAGTCCAGGCCGCACTTGAAGAAGTAGTTACTCCTGAAGGCACGTTCCCTATTAGGGAATACATCTCAAAATTAGTTCGTCGTGTCTCCGGCCTTGAAGGTGCGTCTACTCGCGGACTTAACGCTGTCGAGCGCATCGTTTTAGAAGTATCACGTCTACGCAAAAAACAAGCGTTAGCGGCAACACTTGACGAGAACTCGTTACTAGAAGTTGTTGACCAGTTACGCAACGCCGAAGACATTTATGGCCCAGCCAAAACATCACGAACCGAAGCAGAACTTCTTAATGAAGGGCGCGACGGTGGCGAATACTTCCCGGAATACTACAAAGACATCATTGATGCTTTTGCATACCCTGAACAATTCCAAGCCCGCATTGATGCTTTAGAAAATCAAATACCAAAATTAACTTCAGCAGCAGAACGTGCCGCAGCAGAACGTGCCGCCCAAATCTCTGATCTACGCCGACAAATCAACGAACTAGAAGACCTGTCACAAAACAAATATCAGTTCCCTGAAAACGTCCTAACCCAAAAAGCCAAAGCTGCTCGCGCTCGTGGTGACATCGTTGAAGCTGATCGACTTGATCGCCTAGCACGGATCTACCGCAACGCTCTTAACCAATCAGGTTACCTTGACCCATATTTGAGTCGAATGGAAACCGAACTACGTGCATTAGAAAAAGGTTTACCAGCACGTACGCGTGAAGCAGCCACATCTGTCCGTGTTCAAGTCCGGCAACGCCTTAAAGGTATTGGCAAAATTGAACCAGCAACAATTACATTTGACACGCTAGACAACGAAGGCAACCCTGTACGCCTCGCCGGATCTAACCCAAACGCCAACGACGTTGTAATGACAACCACTACTCGCGGCCGCCTATTTGGTGAACGAGACAACATCATTGCAGACCAAGCAAAACGTGCCACTCGATTAGAAGAACTGCGTGAAAAACACGCTCGTGCCGACGAACTAGCCGCACGTGCAGAAGCTGGAGAAACCGCAGCTGGCAGATACGAAGCACAGTTACGCCGCCCATTCGGACCGGAAGTACAACCCGAAGCACCCATGTACGTTCCCGGTGGTATCACCCAATCAATGTCAGACGCTGCTCGCGTACAACTATCAGAGATGTCAACCGGTGCAGCACCACAACTTGGTGCATCATACGAACGAGTTAAATTCTCTAACCTGATGCCGCTATCAGTACGGCAAGTCGCTGAACGTATCGGTGAAGTCATGGGTCAATGGGGCCGCAATAGTGTCATCGAAGACATTATTCGCAACCCTGATTTTGTTTCGACAGTAGCTGGCAAAATACCTGAAGACCAACTGTCTATCCTTAGAACAAATGCCGAAAACAATGTTCGCAATATGGGTATAGCGCAAACACCTGTCCAGTTTGCCGCTGCTGTGCGAACAGAATACGGCCGACTAATCATGGATCGTCTACGCAACGAAGGTTACGAACCGATCTCCCCGACCCGTGTTGACTTAATGTCAATGGAAGGACACGCACCATTAGGTGACCTGTCACAAAAAGTCAAACCCGAAAATGTTGCTGAAGACAGTTTGGTTATGCGTATTGGTATGCGTGATCGTTTATCAGGTCAATACACACCCAGGTTTGGTGGCAGCGACATACCTCAAGGTGTTATCAACGCATTCCAAAAAATAGGTGTTGTTACCCAAAAATGGAAATCTATTATTCTTCCGTTCTCGATTGTGCGTTGGCAAATGGGAGACGCTGTCGGCAACGTAATGAACGCCTGGGTTCGTGGAGACATCCCGGCAGGTCAACTACTTAAATCAATTAACGATGTTAAAGCTCGACTTGCAGACCCAAAGAATTTGAGTACGTTAGAACTTTTATTCTCTGACACAACTAACCAAGCGATTAACGACCCTGTCATAGCTGCCGGTATTGGCATGGGCTTGCAAGCTCGCGGCCTACGCAGCTCAGAACAATTAACAGTACGCCAAGGAACTTTGCGGCCTACACCACAGTACGCACCATCAAGATATTTCGGTACGTTCCGAGACACAATGTTCAACCTGAACGAAACACAAAACACTCTTGCCCGTGCCGGTGTTTACATGGTGAAACTTGACGAAACATTGCAAAGCATGGGTCGAAACATAGACGAAATTTCACCACAAACAATTGCCGCCGACCCGGTTCTGTACCAGGCTGTCTCTGATGCTGTCTCGTTCACTAACGAAACACTTGGTGCATTCAGCGAACTGTCACCGTGGGAACGCAACGTACTACGCCAAGCATTCCCATTTTGGTCATGGATCAAATTCATTAACAAAGCCGCTATGAAGCTAGCTATCGACAACCCGGACCGGGTGCTGTTTCACGCGCACCTTGGCATGATGGTTGCAGATCCTAACGCACGAGATTGGTATGACTGGCTACGAGGCAAAACACCAGTCGGTGGATTCCTATTCGACCTATCGTTCTTGAACCCGTACGAAGACGCTTTACTGTTCTCCGGTAACCCAATGTCGGCAACAGCAGAACAGTTCACATCGCTATCACCAGCAATCACGTTCCCATTGAACGCTCTCAACGAAGTCGTCTATGCCACTAGCGGCCGCAACCTCATCCCGTTCTCACCGGTCAGCCGCCCCGGCTACCTAGAAGGCCGCCCCGGAACTACCACCCGTGGTATCGGAGACGTAGCTGGCGGTATCGGTTATCTTGGTCTAAAAGCTTTCGGTGGCCCATTCCGAAACACACTAAGTCTCCTACCTACCGGGACCATCCCAGGAACCGACGTAGCTACCGGACCAGTCAACCGATACCCACAAGGATCAGCTCGCACCACCGGCGCATACGCAGACCCTCGACTATCACCAACCGCTGGTCGCCTATCTGCCATTCTCAGCACCTTCGGTGTCCCTGCACCTATCTTTGAATACGACGAAGCTGTACGCCAAGGTAAGCTCCAGTCACAACGTGACCAGGCAGCATTGCTACGTCGCATCCAGGAGAGAGCAGCAGCAAGTTGATTTACAAACTAGAAGTACACGGTCGACGACCCACCACCCTGAACCAGGAACGCAAAGTCAACAACTGGGGAGCCAGGGCCAGCGACACCAAATGGTGGCGAGCGCAGTACGCCGAACTGGCAGCCGACATCCCGCCGATGAAGCGCATCCACATCTCGGTCATCCCCCTGCACAAGAACGGCAGGTCACCACAGGATGTTGGAGCGTGCTTCCCTGCAGCCAAAGCCGGGATAGACGGACTGGTAGACGCTGGGGTTATTCCCGACGACACACCCGACATCGTTGTTAGGCTAGACTTTTACGCACCGCACGTCTGTGGAGAAGACGGACTCAGAATCGAAGTTAGGAACGCCGATGAACCCAATGTATAGCAACGCTCTTTCAGGTCTAGCCTCAGGTATGGCGAGTGGCGGTGGCGCACCTATGGGTGGCGGTATGCCCGGTGGCATGGGCGAAGCCGAAGGTGAAATGGTTCCCTGCCCTATGTGCCAAGGTGTTGGCATGGTTCCTGCTGACATGATGGGTGGTGGCGCAATGCTCCCGCCTCGCCTCGCAGCCCGTGGTGGCGGAATGGACATGGGTGGAGCAATGCAAATGCCACCGTCGTCCAACCCTTCGCCATTCCCAATGAGCTAGGTCATGTTGCCTCGCGCCGAAGCCCCTGCAACTCGATTGGCGTATACGACCGCCGATATGAGCGAGCGTTTGGCTAAAAAAAAAGCCGAACAGGCCAACCAGGCTCTGCGTTATGGTGTCACCAACCCGCCTGCACCTGCACCTGAACCTAAAAAAAGTGGTGGTGGCTGGCTATCTCAAGTTGGGAACATGGCTAAATCATTAGCCTTAATGCCTGGTGGCACAATATTAGACATGATTCCATACTCCACTAAACTTCCTGGGGTTGCGGGCGAAGGCGCGTGGGGCTACGAACCCGAAAACGACGGCACATCCAACTTCTTCCAAGCTGGCGGTCAAGGATTAGAAGCGGCTACGCGTCGAGCAGTCGGTGACATTACGGCAATCCCCCGTGTAGGTGAACCGTCTGCGTCACCAACCGCTGCAGATATTAGACAAAAAGGTTTTGTTGAAGGACTTGGTGGAGCAATCCTTGATTACGGCAACCTGGCCGCTACGGCAGCACCCTTTGCAGGTGCAGCAGCTAAAGGTGTTCAAGGTATTCGTGGCGCAAATGTCGCAACAGAAATCCCGTACACATACGGTATCCATGTCTCACCTATGGCTGACCTCGCAGAAATTCAGGCCCGCAAAGCAATGCAAAACCAATATATGGCTGGCGACTCTATGACTGGCTCGTCATATATGTGGGACGCTAAAAGTCCACAAGGAATTTCACAAATTTTTGATAATTGGCAACTTAACCCCGAACTTGCTGATTTTCTGATGACTCCCGAAGAACTTGCTTACCACACGCCTGAAATATATTTGACGCGCGCTCCTGCAAATACAGTTTTTCAAGACGCAAACGTCCTTAATTCACCTTCATTGCGTGTTGCTGGAAATCAAGAAGTAATTACACAACTGCCAAGAGAGCGTGCTGCTTTACAAGCAGTTTTAGAAAAATATGGCATCACTCAACGAAGCGCACAAGCCGACAGACTTGAATCTAAATTTCGTGGCATGAACCCACAAGTCAGACGTGACGTAATAAATAGGCCGCGCCAAATGGCTGAAGAACAACTTCGCATAACTATTAGTCGTGGATTTATGCCAGGTACAGAAACGTATTACCCCGGCATTTACAAACTTGATCCCAATGCACCGTTAGAAGAACTTCTTCGTGATCCTTCCGCACAAAAATTGTTTGACAATATGGTGAATCGATAACCATGTTGCCTCGACCTGATGCCCCCGCAAGACGACTGCCGTACACCACGGCAGATATGAGCGAACGTCTAGCCAAGCGCAAAGCCGAGCAAGAGGCAGCCGAACAAGCCAAAGCCAACCAGGCTTTACGCTTTGGTGTCACCAATCCGCCCGCTGTTAAAAAAGATGAGCCGTGGTACAGGGATGCTTTGGGAGCCGTCGGTGGTGCAATCAAATCTGTCTACGACAATATGCCCATGTCTAACCCAATCTCAACACCAGTCAACATGGGTGGCAATGCCGGGGTGTCAATGGGTGGCCAAGGCACAGGTAAATCGTTAGTAACAGAACCAGCACGACTCGCTGTCCGTCGAGCAGTCGGTGACATCACAGCAATCCCACGAGTAGGTGCAGACTCGCCGTCGTACACCGCAGATCAGATACGCGAACAAGGCGTAGCACGAGGCGTACTAGGCGCAGCCATTGACTACTCGCAGTTCATCCCGGTCGTGGCTAAAGGTGCTGGCGTGACAGGCGATGTTCTTAACGCGTACAAACTTGCTCGCATGGAACGTGCAGCAAATCCATTCCCTGCTTTGCGTTACGCAGACGACGTTATTGACGTTGACGCGCTACAGGGATCGCGTGTACCAGCTCGTGTTGTTGACTCACCCACACTACCTGCCGAGATTGCGCCAGGAGTAATAGAACCGCCTGCGTCGCGCTTAACACCACCAGCATTTCGTGAACGACAAGTACCAGCATCAAGCCGTTTAACATCAGAAATTGTAGGCGACAAAAATATTGCATTTGTTACTATTCGCTCATTTAATCAGCAAACAGGCGAATATACAGGAGTTATTACATTAAGTTATTCAGCTTACAATGGAACAGCAAAAGTTGTAGGAATGTCTGCAACCAGCCCCACGGTTACTCCACAATTAGTCGCTGCGGCTGCAACAGAAATAAAAAAATTAGGCAGCACAGCTCAATTTCCTATTGATCCATCAGATAGTTTGTCGGCATATTCTCGACCGTTTGTTGAGCGTTTACAACAAGCTGGATTAATTGATCCAAATTATGAACTGCCCAAAGTTAATATGATGAATTCAATAACTAAACAAACTGTGCCAGGACATTTTGCTTCTCCATTTACAGGAACACAAACAGTTATTGATCCATTGTCATATCAACCAACATATAACGACATTCTTAAAGCATTAATTGAAAGCCAACGTCAAGCAAAACTTGCAGGTAAAACTGGACGACTTACCACGTCATCAAAAGAATTACAAACATTAAAGTTCCGACCGCCAGGGCTAAATGACGCTGCGGCTTATCGCGCAAGTATGCAGTCTTTAAGAATACCCGAACACCCATTGTTAAAACAAATGTCAGATAATGAATTTGATTCTTTTATGGGAGAAATTTTTGCAAATCCCAGTTCAGCTGCACAAAAACTAATTGATATGTGGGGAAAAATTAAACCATCTGAAGATCTTGGTTATTTCGCTGACAATTACGCTAACACTCCTGAAAATCTAAAAAAATTCCCCGATATCTTAAAAGATGCTTACTTAATTAATGAAGCAAGTCGCATCCGTTTGATGTCTGAATTAGAAAACATTTTGTTGAAACTTCCCGAAGACGAGATATTTAGCTAATGCTCCCTCGACCCGAACCCCCTACACGGCAATTGCCGTACACGACCGCCGACATGGCTGAACGCTTGGCTAAAAAGAAAGCCGAACAAGACGCTGCAACAAACGCCCAATTGGCTGGGAGTGTTCTTGGGCCTGGCATAACAAGAGATGCTCAAGGCAACATCTACGCCAACGGTCAAAAAGTTGATTTCTCAAAACCTGTAGCACCTACTGCCGTGCCAAGTTTTAACAAAGGAACAGTTCGACCGCCCGATCCACCCAAAGGCTTTATGGACAATGTCCGTGGATTGCTTTCAACAGCTGCAACAACGGGCAAAACATTTATTCCCGGCACTAAAGAAAGCGAAATGTTTGCTGCTGCGCTTCAAGAGAATCCTTTAATTGTCCCGTTGGGTGTTGTTAATTCGTTTGTTAATACTGGAAAAAACATTGCTGACTTAGGTCAAGTTGTTGGCGGTAAAGACTTTGGAGAACCAGGTATTAACTATGCTCAAGCGTACAAACGTGGCGAAGGCATAACCATGGGAGTTGAAGACCTTCTTAATGTATTTGGCGCAGGTTCGTTAGCCAAAGTTGGTGTTGCAAAAGTTAGACCAAAAGGATTTGTAGAAGGAGAATTAGTATCTCCAGGAGTTCCTAGAAATTTAACTACTAGTCCTGGAAGAATTATTGATAGTGCGGAAGGATCACGCGTTCCAGCTCGCATCGTTGACTCACCTGCATCCCCGGCAACTCGACTAGCCGAAGCACAAACTACTCGCGCATTAACTCCGCAACCAGTCGCGCCTGCTGTTGAAATTGTTAAGTTGCCGTGGTCAAGACAACTTCCCAACAGCAGGGTCGTAAAATATACTGAACCACACTTAGATGAATACGGTAATTTACTTAAAAATGGGCGAAATATCACATTAAAGGTATTAGATAAAAATACAAAAAACATGACAGGCGCAATGAATATTGATGTTGATTTTGCAACACAAACAGCCACGCTAGAAATGATGGGTGTTGTAGATGAATTTGCTGTTCCTCAACTGGCAGCGGCTGCATTGCATGAATTAAAACAATTTGATTTCTTAAAATCGCAATACCCTTTAATACCGTCGCCAAATATACCTCGACCCTTAATTGAACAATTACAACAAGCTGGTTTAATTGATCCCAGTTATCAAATACCTACACCTGGGCCACAAAATGCGTTTGATGCTGTTCAAGGCCCAAATTTTGTAAACGAATGGCAATTTCACGAAGAATTGGTTCCACAAAATTATCAACCATATTTTGATTCCATTATGGAATCTTTATCACCAACAAAAGTTTTAGAACCAAATTTTGTTATTAGTAGTCCTGATGCAGCGCATTATTTCATTACCAACGGCGGTTTATTAGAACAATTAGAAAAAGTTGCGCCCGAATATTTGTGGGAAGCCATTAGAAACAACGGGTTTGAAGGTGGAAGGTTTGATCGAATTGGTTCAGCAGGCGGCCATATTGGCATGGATAGATATGTTGATCGAGCAACAGGGAAACACTTTGGTTTGAAATACAGACCTCAATATAGGTTTTTATTTAAAAATCCAATACGACAAAGTAACGGTTTTTACACTTCTACTTTAGATGGCCCAATGGGAGAAATATTAAGTAACGAAGTTGCTGTTGCTCTCGGATTCCCTAATATGAATTTGAGGTTGATAGTCAATGGTGATCAGAGTGTTTCTATTATTACTGATCTTGCTCAAGATGTTTACGGTGGCAAAATTATAGATTCACACTATGCAGCAGTTCCCGCAAACGCAAATCTTCCACAATCATTAGCCCCAGGAAACTTTGTTCCAATAGAAGACCGTATTCGCATGGCAGTTTTAGATTTGTTAATTGATAATGGAGATCGAAATGTAAGCAACGTATTGTTTTCTATTGATGAAGCCGGGGGCGTTCGATTAGTCCCCATTGACCACGAAATAACTTTTTTTCCAGCACGTGATACTGGAATTGGATATCCTGCCGCTATGAATTTTAGTGTTCGTGAGGCTTATAAAGCTGACCCAATAAAATTGTTTGAAGAAATTAAAACAATAATTACAAAAATACAAGATGATTTACAAACTTCTCAAATAGTAAAAAGGTTTGAATCAAAACTTTTAGAAACAACAAAAAAAGTTGGAATTGATTTTACCGACCTTAATGCTGTTGATAAATGGGATTTTGATAATCAAATTCAATCATTTGAAAATAAAGTAAAAGCATTTTTGTCTGCTGACCCCGAAGAACTTGCCCAAAAATATATTGATCAAATCAAGGAGTACGTGAACCCATGAGGTACATCAGAATTATTGCTGACAAAGAAGGCCCAAACCGAAACAACGCTGTCATACTTACAGACAAAACCAGCGCAACTGTTTACGCCGACACACCTTCATACAAACAATACGTTGAACAAATGATTGGTGACCAACGTGGCCAAGAACTAGAAGACAAGATTGGTCGAATGTCATATGTTTCATCCGAAGCTGGCGACATGAATCAAAATGTTATGAATCTTGTTAAAGCATTCTCAATGACGCAACCGCAACAAAAGATGTAACACCTGCTCACGGTGTCATTTTGTCCCGGTGACTTGACCGAAGGTGGCTGTTGGGTAAACTTGGTGTTGCCAACACAAACGTGATGTTGAAGGCTTAGAGCCTCTATCACCCTTAACAAAGGAAATTCATGCGGCAAATCACCAAAGCAATACTTATAGTTTGCGTTATGTCATCGTGCGGATCGACAATGAAAGTCTCAACCGAGACGCTCCCTGTTCTCCAGCTCGCACCAGTCACAACACAACCAGTCATCTTGAATGCACACGAAGCATTACAAGAAGACCTCGCAACAACGACCACAACCGAAACACCGCTAGTGTCAGATCCCCTTGATTACATTGACGAATCGCGCGCAATGTATGGCAAGTGTGGTGAATGGTACGACACGCTTATCGCTGTCGGTGGCCGGGAAGAAGACTGGCCGACCTGGTCACGAGTCCTGTGGACTGAATCTCGATGCATCCCAGCACCAGGAAAAAACCCCGCAACAGCCGATTGCATAGGGCTAACCCAAATATTTTTTCGGGTGCATGAAGCCTGGTTGTCGGAGTTCGGTTTCGGCAGAGAAGACCTGCTAGATCCCGTAAAAAACCTGACGTTCGCTGTTGCGTTACAGAAGTCGTCGGGCTGGTCACCGTGGGCTTATTTAAATATGCCTTGACTTTCATACACCCATACTTCATAATCATTACTGTGCAACACCCCACCGGTACGGTGAGGGTAACCAAACAAAGGGGAAACCAAATGAATAAGTACATCGTGACCGCACCTGACGGTTCAATTCACAAGCGCAATACGCAAAATCACACTTACAACCATGCGGTGCTTGTCATGCATACCAAAGAACACCGGATGAAAGTATTACTTAACGTAATTGCCAACAACGAGCGAGAAATTGCCGAATGCACCAATCGCCCAGGTTACGAAGGATTCATCACTCGTATGAATAAAGAAATTGCTAAAGTAAACAAAGAGCTTGCAAACATTGCAGACGTATGGACGGCCGTAGCATGGCGACGTGACTACAGTTCAGCGGTCCAGGAAGCCAACAGAATTTCTGATTCGATTACCAAAGGCTTCAATTCAGCAGCCGCAGTTATCGTCGTCGAAACAACACAAGTCAACTAACCTAGGAGAAAACCATGACTGAATTAGTTCCAGTACCGTTATCCAGCTCGCTTGAGCAACAAGGCCAAGACGGACTTCGAGGCGCGATCATGCGCTCCGACACCAGTCGAGAAGAGTTAGCCGCAGCCGGGGAATATCCGCAACTGCTCAAAGGCTTGCTGTACCTCAAGGACATCAAAGCAGACCTGGACACGTTGATCCGTGCCACCGAGGACGACATCACCCGTCTCATGCCTGAGAAAAAGATGTTCATTGACGATGTTGGTACGGTCGAGCGTCGCACAACTTCCACCCGCAAATGGGAGTCGGAAGACCTGCTGAAGCACATCACACGCTCAACGCTTGACCCCGAAGGAACAGGCGAAGTGTCAATCAACAATGTTGTCATGCTCATTGACACACTTAAAGCAGTTCTCCCATTCACAGCATCGCTGGGCTGGCGAGTCACCGCACTAAAAGAACTGGGCATTGATGTCTCAGAATATTCAGAAGCAACCTATGGTCGTCAGACCGTACAGATCACAAAGTGAGAAGCACCATGTCCAATATTGAAGTAGCACGACCTCTGTCCCCGGCTGAAGTCAACTGGAAGACCGCACAAAAGATTGCGAACACACCGTTTGTACCTACAGCGTTCCGTGGCAAACCCGAAGCGGTGTTCGCTGCGATCCTGTACGGCGACGAGTTGGGTCTAGGGCCGATGCAATCGCTTAACTCGATCCATGTCATTGAAGGTAAGCCGTCCATGGCTCCCGAACTGATGCGTGCGCTTGTCGCTCGTGCTGGTCACCGACTTGATGTCAAGCTCGCGAGCAACGACAAGGTTGTCCTATGGGGCAAGCGCGCTGACAACGGTTCTGAAGCGACGGTTGAATGGTCAATGAAGGATGCACAGCAGGCTGGTTTGGCTGGCCGTGGTGCATGGAAGACCTACCCTCGTGCCATGCTGTTGGCTCGTGCCACATCAGAGATTTGCCGACAAATTTTTAGCGACTGCATCATGGGTTTGTCATACACGCCCGAAGAAGCATCGTCTATCGCTGGCGTGGAATGGACTGACGCACCCGTTGAGCCAGTACTGACCGCAGCACCACCAACGACAGCACCTAATGCTGAACCACAGCAGGTCGTTGTCGAGGCTGACTGGGTTGAAGACCCGCCGTACGAACCGACACTTGACTGGACAGAAGAATTCCCCGGCGCAGAAATTCAAGATGCCATGATTGTTGAACAGAAACCAGTCGTTAAGTCAACGGTAGCGACCACACCACAAATTGGTATGGTTCGTGCGCTGATTCGCGAATGGGGACTGAACGCCGAAGATGCCCTGAGCCTTGCCTCGATGCAACTTGGTCGCGAGATCGCATCGCTGGGAACAATCACGAAAGCTGAAGCATCAGCGTTCATCACCTACTTGAAGGACAACCATCCTGGCGGTGTCGCATGAACCCGGTAAAACTATTCATAATGCGTCGTCGCTCACGCCAAGGCCACCTCAACCTAATGTCTCGACACCTCATTGCTTGTGCCGATCAAATCACGGAATTACAGCGCGAGAACAAAGCGTTGCGTATCCGTGGTGAGCGTCTCGCGCAAGCCATTGAGAACAACGACTGGACAGTTGACTATGCGATAATCTTGAGCGACAGCGTGTCAGCCTGGCGGGAGTTTGACGAGTCGTGACAGGTGAAGCAGTTACATTTAACTTCATCCCCGTTCAAGACTGGGTTGAAAAAGCTCGTTGCCGTGGCATGGATCCCAACATCTTCATGCCGGAGCCCGGTGACAGCACGGCCGAGATTAAAGAGATTTGCAACGGAAACCAAACTCGCCGGTTTAACCGTGACAAACAACGCTACGAAATGGTCGGTGACCCACCGTGCCCAGTCCGTAGTCAATGCTTGCAGTATGCGATGGAGCTTCCCGGCAAAGTAGTCGGCATCTTTGGCGGCACATCGGAGAAAGAACGTCGCACGATGCGTTCAGAGTTTCGTACGGATGGTGCAGTCAAGCGCATCCCACACGGCACGTTGAATGGTTACAAGGCTGAATGGCGGTATGGCCTAGAGCATTGTGATGCTTGCCTGGCGGCCAATGCTGAGACGACGCGACGCAACAAAGCCCAACAGAAATCCAAAATAAAACATGGAACATATGCTGGCTATCGGTCAGAGAAACGGTTAGGGTTACCGATATGCGAAGCCTGCCAAGCTGCTTACGAGGTAGAGAAAGCCGACTACTTAGCCAAGACGACAGCCTTAGAGACGGACTCGCCGTTACGCCAGGTGCTGAACCTATTGCATTCAGTTACAACAGCCGACTGGCCGATAGCAAAGGACATAGCAAGTGAACAAAGCTGACATCTGTCCCGACTGCGACAAAAGAAAGTTGCTCGTTCATGTTGCCCTCAACCTTTCGGGTGGCGGGACGATGTGGTTGTGCCGGGACTGCTGGGCGAAACGCGAAGCACCGTTTGTTCGTGGCAACTACAAGAGTCAATGGGATTGACGTGGGGTCTTCGTACTTTGAACCACCCGTCGAAGGTGACTGTGATACCTGCGGAGAATTTATTGAAGGCTGGGCAATCCCGCACAGTTTTAACAAGCAGACGGGCTACCTACGGTGCGCTCGCTGCCAAGAGCTAGAAAACAAATACCAACAAACAAAGGGGAAATACAATGATTAGAACATGGATACCAATACACATCCCAACCAGGATTGTGCTTGAATGGACAAACCCTGACGGCACATCCACATTCACGCGCCGATCAGTTATTGCATTCTGCATTGACGATGCTGGCGTACTGACATACATGAGTTGTGGTGGCCTTGACTACACGACAAAACCACGCCAGTTCGCGTTCACCGAGCAACTACAGAACGGTGTGTGGCAGTCATGATTATCAACTTCACACCTGCTGTCCGTGCAGACGATCCCGTGACGTGCATTGAACCAAAGTCGCGCGCCAACGGTGCAGCGCGCCTACTGGACATCTACGCCTTACACGATGTCACCGACGAAGAAGCCGTACGACTGCTCCTGGGCCGACCCGCAACACTTGCCGATGAAGGTATCCGCCGTCGAGCATCCGACCTACGAGCTTTGGGCTGGATCGCACCGACCGGGGAAACCCGTGCCAATGACCGTGGTCGCCAGCGCATTATTTGTGCAATCACCAACCTAGGGCGAGATGCCCACATGAAACTGTTCGTTAACGATGAAGGAGACAACAAATGAACCGTGAACCAATAGAAGACCCACGACCCAAGATATTCCCCCGCCGACCCGACTTCGGTATGGGCGACCCCGTAGTACGCGAATCACAACACGACATGGTCGAATACTTGACTGAGGTAACGCGTGACATGAAACGAATCATGGACGAACACACCATCGAACTCAAGAAACTCGTCGTAGTCCTGACAGCGATCCGGGACGCTCAACAGCAAGACCGCTGGAACCAGCAAAGGTACGGACGATGAACTTCACCGAATGGCTCACAATGGGCATGGAAAACAACTGGTGCGGCCCGCTGCTCTGCTACACCCACGACGGCCTACCAACCACCGAAAGCGAAGACGAAGAAATGTACGAAGGTGACCCATGCATATGGATGATCCGATACTACGAAAGCTCCGAACACGCTAAATTGGTAGAAGAAAACCATTCACCATCCGAATGGCGAAAACTATAACGTCATGACAAAATACAAGGGGGTATCCCAGGTGCAGGCACTTACAGCCGAGGAGCAGCGTTTCGTGGACAAAACAGTCGAAGTCATCTACTTTGCAGGACTCGCGGCAACGTGTGTCGCGATCCTGTGGTGGATCATCGGCAAGATCACAAAATAACCGAGTCAGGTACAGAACCCGACCCGAATCGATCCCCATTAGGCTCCACCACAATCTGAGCAATCACATCAGACTGCCGCACCTGTGCGACAGGGTCAAGCAACCGCAACGTCTGACGAACATTACGTTCATTCGTATGCCCCAACCATTTAGCAATCACCGGAACCGGCACACCCCGATCAAACTGACGCTGGACAGCCCACCGACGCATATCCTGCACCGTCAACCGGCGGCCAACAGCTTTCGAAGCAACATCATTGATCGTCTCAGTCCCGTGCTTACTATTAAACGACCCACCCAACGACGTTGTTGCAGCGAACACCGCAGCTAACCCAAGAGTCAACACTTCGAGACGACCGTCCACCGGAATCTCACGCCTGTTACCACGCCGAGAACGCACCGTAATCAACGTCTTACCTTCCCACGTCCGAACATCAGTCTTCCGAACCCGCAAAGCTTCAGCGCAATCACAGCCACCCCAAGCGACCATCGCAGCAAGCCACTCCCACCTTGGTCCCCGGCCAGCAAACGCACTCATAACCAAAACCATCTCATCATCCGACGGTAAGCAATCAGAACTCAACACCACCACCCGCTTCGGAAGCTTCACCGAATGCAAACCATGCGAACGCACGACCCCACCATCAACCAGCGCATCCATCCATCGAGCCACCCCACAAACACGAGACGAAACCGAAGCAGACGTGTACTGCGAAACCATCCAATCAACAAACATTTGAGCGTTCAGTTGGGTGCAATCCAGGGGATGAATGTCCACCAAAGTGCACCATCGTTGCCACGTCATAATGTCCTTCTTGTACCGTTTACGAGTATGAATCGAGGCATAAGACCCAAGATGATGAGCCGTAATTGATCGTACAGAAGCCATAAACAATGTTTACCACACCAAAACCCATTTATTCACCCCAAAACCGCCCATCGACCCCACAAATGCGAAAATATTTTGACGGTAAGCAATCAGATCTACCCCACACCCAGGAATTTTTGGTGGTCCGGCCGCCCGCCGGGGTTGGTGGGTTCTCGGTAGGACCTGTTCCGCCCGCCCGTTTTCGGAAAAGTGTAGTTGAAGCTTTGAATCGGGAAATAAAAAAAGGGGCCGCCCCCATTCGGAGGCGGCCCCAATGTTGTCGGGTCAATTGTGTCGGGACCCGAGTACATACGCCCAAACGACGACGACTAGGTCGGCCGCCCTGGTGCACGTGGGGAGCCCAACCAACCAGGCCCGCCCGCCTGGGTAATCCATCCACACGGACCAACCGCCACGGGAGCGACCCCAACCCCACGACCAACCTGGGCGGAGCGGTGGCAGGTGTCGGGCCACCACGGGCAGACAGCGCGCCGAGTGTTTGTGGTTATGGTCGTATTTAGACACGGCACACGGGAGCAAGTCCACACGGTCAGTCACGGCACACCACCACCACGGCACACACCCAACAAACCCAACACGCGAACACGATCACAACGCCACCGCCGAACCGACCCCGGTCAGACTCGCCGTAAAAGCCCTGCTAGATGGCCTAGTTTTTCGTGCGTGCTTCGAATGTGTGTTCACGACACCACCGCCGCACGACGTACACGAACGGCCACGGCCGCACCGAGACGACCCGCAGACGCGCCGCGATTCTTGCCACCATGCAACAAGAACGTCACGCCACGAACACGGCCCACGGGCAAACACACGAGGCACGCAACGCACGCACCAACGCCCGACCCGCCACGCACGGCCGACGACCGCCGCCGATCAGGGCCGACGACATGAGCCGCCACGCCTTGACCATCTCGCGCATACTTGCCCGTTGCGGGGCATTCAATGGGAGCAACCACGGGAGCAGCGGCCGCAGCACGGGCCCACAATGCGACAGCGTGCGCTTGATTGTCCGCAAGCATGGCAAGCGGCAAACCGAGTTTGTAGCCCGCCCTGGCCATCCTGGCGACGTTCTCCGAGTCCGCCGACAACATGACCCGCAAGTTATCGGGCACGGGCAGCAGGCTCTTGACCTTGACCGCGTCGCGCGTATAAATCCAATGGGCCACACCTGGCGAAGCCACGACGGCCGCACGAATTGCGCGCCCATACCAGGCCGCGAAAATGTCGCCGCCCGAATGCCAACGGAACGACGGCCGCGCAACACCCCGCGCCCGTTGTTGACTCTCGGAATGTTGAACGCACGCAACCAACGCGGCCACGACAGCACGTTGACCGCCGCACGCTTTCAAGTGTTCAAGGTTCGCAAGGTTGGCCGAAGCACCCCGCCCGAAATTGCTGTAGAGACTCTCAAGGTTCGCCGCGTAACAGTCAACACACGCCGCCGTTGTCGCGTCACACGAACCGCCCATATCAAGCGGCCCGACGGGCAACGGGAACGCGTTAGGGATTAACGCCGACGCGGACCCGTTCGCCTTGATCGCTACTAATGGGGCTGTCTTCGCGTCATGGTGAAGCATGAACCGAAGCGACACACCGCAACGACACACGACACCAACGCCGCCGCCGACCCCGGTCAGACTCGCCGTAAAAGCCCTGCTAGATGGCCTAATTTCTGAAGCTTTTTTCGAGGTAGTCACAACACCACCGCCGAACCGCTCGCGCATTCATCGCAAACAAAAGCGAACGAACGAGGGTCGCCCATGACATCCCACGGAACGACAGCCGCAATACGAACATCAAGAAACACATCGGGCGCGCCGACGTTCTCACACGAAGCACACGCCACGAGACGAGGAGCCACGACGGCCCGCGCCCACGATGACCCATTCTGAATGGGCGTACTCATAAACGCATTCCATCGGGCCGCGTCACGCTCTGTTTGTGTCGGGCCGCTTTCATCGGGCCGCGGTAGTTCTATGTAACCGCCTGGTATGTCTTGAACATAGGTCCCATTGGATAGATAACTAAACGTTGGCTCGTTCATCCGAACACCTCAACCCGTACAACCTCGTCTAGTTGTTCGCCGTCTAAATCGGCATAAATACCGACACCGTCAGAGTCAAATTGTGTCGCCTCTAAATGGCCCTTGATCCATTCGCCGTTCGTGACTTGTTCGTAGATGTCTTCTAACGAAACGACCGACGAAAAAACATCGGCCGAAGCCGTGGCCATGTTGCACATCTCAAGAGACGCGACCTCGTACACGTCAACCTCGTACATGACCACCGCCCCCGCCGTGATTCTTCTAGTTACTTGAACTCTCATCATTACCCCTTTATTCATTGAACCCGCCCCCGTTGGGCGAGTAGTGCGCGGTCAGGAATTGAACCCGAACAAGCCCCCAGGGCCGCGCTGAACGATCAACCAACAACCGCCCGACCGCAACGCGTCACGATCTCAACCACGGCCGCGTTATCTAAGTATTCGTCATCATCCAACGACGCAAGCACCGCGCTGTCATGATCGTCTAATGAGTCAATGTCAACCATGAAACATTCGTGAGCGTTCAAGATCGTTTCCGTTCCTGGATGAACTATCAAAAACAACGTCACGACGACAACCCCATGTCACGTTCAGCGCGTGCATCCGCTATCGGGCCGTACGCATTGACAACTAGATCTAGATCCTCCCCGGTCAGATCTTCCAAAGTCTCAGCATTAAAAACACCAATGAATTCAGCATCTTTTGAATCGCTGACAACTTCGCCGCCTCGAATGGTCACCCAATACTCAACCGAGTACTGGAACGTGACACCATCGTCAGACATGACACGACCAACATCTTCCGAAGCCTCGCTCGCTAGATCAATGAACGACACCGCTTCGCTAAGCATCCACACATCGCGAGACATCGCCGCCTTCTGGCCAACAAACAACCAGATCGGATTCAACCCGTTATCACACAACGTCACGAGACGCTCACCATCAACCGAGACGTGCCACGCCGACGAAGCAACATTTCCCGCCTTGCCCATATTGCAGACGGCCGCGCCGCCATAATGCGCGGCCAAAGCCTGCGCCAAGTTCCCCATATTGGAGAAATGAACCGACATATCTTTCATCATTGACCCCTAACTGTTGACCGCCGAAACGGACGAGCCCGCACGGACCCGCAACCCCGATTCTATACACGCCACCGCCACCGATCAAGCATTAACCCCCGACCATCTGGCAACCATTCGCCAGGCCAAACCAACCCGAAACTATGCGGCCGAATTCGTGGCCCGTGGTGGCCGTCGCTGTCGGTAAGCATGGCTAGTTGCGGCCGTTGGTATTGGTGGCAACCGAGCCCGCGAGGGCGGCAGGTCGTTGCCCTGGTGTGCGTCTCCTGGTTCACCTGGTGGCCCGTGGCCGTGGCCCGTCCCTGGTTCGGTTCGCTGTCGGTTCGGTGGCCGTTGCCCGTATCCCCATCACCTGCCGATGACCTTGCCCACCAACCACACACCCCACCCCGCACCCCTAGGGGGGCCCCACCCCCCCCTTCTTGTTCACTCTCCCGTATTTTTCGACCTTTTTGAAAGGGGTGTCCTTGCCGGGGGCTTGGCATCTTCGATGTTGGTAGGTCAAGGGATGTTCCGCCGTTGGCGGCTAACGCCTCACCATCGCCAGCGTGGCTGTCGAAGTTCGTTGTTGTCATCCGTGTGTTGTCACATCGGTGACTTTAACTTTGTCTCAGACCTTTCGGTCTGCCCCAATGCCCTACCGTTGGCGGCCCTACACCGTACCAACTCCCGAACCTTATCGATGTTCACTCGTTTCATATATTAACTACCTACCCACGGCTTACTAGCTGGCATCCGATTCGACTGTCGGCTTGACTCTATGCATGGGATCCGAACCCCCTTTCAGGTCACAATGTCCCTACGCTCCTGGTTAGACAGGCTTACTACGGGCGAGTTCCGCTGGTGTGTCATCCCGACATGACCAGCTTCGTAAGTTCGGTGACATGACAATACCATGGGGCTGTATGGTGATAAGGTCAGTTTTTGTAACAGGACAAAGTTTATTTGGGAGAAGATATGGCAACTGTTGATGATTTGATGCAAACTGTTACAAGATTAGGTAACGATGCGCTGGTCGCCCAGGCTCGGTTTGCGTTGGAGTCCGCCGGGATCTTCCTAACACCCGATATGTGTAAGGCAGCTTTCTGTGCGGCAGCGCACATTGTCGAGCTTGCGGAGCGTTCTTATGACGTGAATTCGTTGACGGCAGGCGAAATGGTTGCTACGCAGTCGGTTGGTTCGCTCGCAATGCAGATTTGGGCCACCCTTCACGACCTGACATCGGGCAAAGACCTTATATGACGATGCGTAAAGCGTTCGATGACGCAGATGACATCATTGAAGGTATCAAAGGTCGCCGTCCGACTCAGGCTAAGTCCACAAGAGTGGTCGAAGACATGGATGAGATCGTCGTTATTTCTAAAGGCGAGGCTCAACAAGCCAAAAGAGCGCACCGTGCAGCCGACATTGAAGAAGTTCGGGTCAAAAAGGTGCTGGAAAAAGAAGAACGACGCAAGTCAGCCGAACAATTAAAGGCTTTAGGGCAAGATCTGCTCGCTTCAGGGGTCGCATCACGGGAAATACTGCCCAAATTGGCTCAATCCATCATTGTTGACCTCGGTTTACGCCTAGTTAGCAACGAATGGGAGATTAAGTCAGCCGAAGAAGCCACAAAGGTGGCGAAGATTTGGTATGACATCCTCAGGTTGGAGTCAGGCCAAGCAACAACAATCAACGAGAACCGTACCGGCAACCCCGAAGACCGTCTGTCACGCCTAGAAGAGTTAAGATCAGAAGCCAAAGCCCGTGTCGAGGCTGGGTTGCGAGCCATTGGAGACGGCCAAAACGGATGAACTTCCTATCTGATGACGAATTCGGTCAACTCACAGGTGCAGAACAAGACGAATACCTTCGACTGCTAGAGATTGACCTACAAGCATGGAAACTGACAGGCAACAAACGCCAAGAGAAAGCTCACGCCCTCGTCAAGAAGGTTGACTGGTTGCTCTATGGTGGCGCAGCTGGTGGTGGCAAATCCGAACTGCTTGCCTACCACGCCCACGAACTATCAGAGAAATACCCCGGTCACCGCACACTCCTAGTGCGTACCGCGCTCCCCGAACTACGCCGATCACTCATCATCCGATCTCAAGTCCGATACGCCCAACTAAACGTGGATGCAGCCCTACGATCCATTGACAACGTCAAAGCCTGGTGGTACGGCAACGGATCAATCATCGAATACGGATTCTGCGCCCGCGACGAAGATGTCGGTCAATATATGTCTGCCGAGTACGACTTCATCGGTTTCGACGAAGCAACCCAATTCACCCCCTACCAAATGCTCATGATGTCGGGCCGACTCCGAACCAGCCGAAAAATGACTGCGCTAGGCGTAAGAACCCACGTTATGTTCGCAACCAACCCTGGCGACCGTGGACACACATTCCTATACAAAATGCTGGTACAACCCACCCAGCACGGCAAATACGCTGTTGTTTACGATGTGCGCGACGGATTTGAGAATCCCGAAGTAGTACGCCGAGTCGAACTCCCCGACGACCCAGCAGAGATCGACAAACTAGAAATACCCCACGACCCCACCGACCACCTCATTGTCGCGTTCGTACCGTCAACCGTGGACGACAACCCCCACATTGACCCCACATACCGCAAGCACCTATCCATGCTCCCCGAAACAGAACGCAAACAAAAACTGTTAGGCGACTGGGACACCTTCACCGGGCAATACTTCTCCGAATTCAACAGAGAAACCCACGTCATACCACCATTTGAAATCCCAGCAGAATGGCCACGCTACCGAGGAATCGACTTCGGAACAGCAAACCCCTACTGCTGCCTATGGGGAGCCTGGGATCCGGCCGACGGAACCTGCTACGTCTACCGAGAGGCATACCAAAAAAACCTGACAGCAGCACAACAAGCCATGCAAATCAAAGAAATGTCCAAAACCAGCGACGGCAAAAACGAACGCATCACCGCCACCGTCATCGACCCATCCACATACAGCAACGTCCAAGGCTTAGGACAAACCGTCGCAGGCGTATACAACTCACTAGGAGTCTCCACCAGCCGAGCCAAAAACGCCCGTATCTCAGGATGGCAAAACGTCCACCGCTACCTACAACCAGGCGTTATCAACGATGAGCCAAAATTAAAAATTTTCTCTACTTGCGAGCATCTGCTCCGCACCCTGCCCGCGATGCGCCACGACAAAACCAAAGTTGAAGACGTAGACACGGACGACGAAGACCATGCAGTAGACGCACTCCGATATCTGCTAGCCTGCCGTCCGTACAATGAAATCACCCGCAAACATAAACACGCCACATATGATGCAGAGGGTAGAGTACAAAGGTTCATGGAGAAGTTGGACAAAACAAAAAAGCGGAGATGGTAATGAGAATCGTTGACAACTACAATTATCTGCCAGGTTGCTGTTGGATCTGTCGAGGGGTCGCAAAACCCATTATTGACATGGAACTAGACTTAGACGGACATAACCATCCCGATGACGTAAACCCGTCAGCCAACACCCGTCTTTATATTTGTGCCGACTGTGCGTTAGAACTAGCTCGCATGGTTGCACCAGCCCGTGCCGTAGAAATGCGTCGCTTCGGAGAATTCGCAGCAATGGAACGAGTCGCCAAAGAAATGGGTGACCGGGCAGAAATAGCAGAAGAACGCCTAGCCTTAATCGCAGGAGCAATCGTGGGTGTAGACTCACAACCTGTAGAGCAGGCAGGCCCTACAAGTCAACTCGACGAGGATGATCCGCCGTTAGGCTCCGCACGGCCCGATGTAGCAGGTTCACCCCTTACCAGCAAGCGAGGTCGTCCTCGTCGGGAAGACACCCCCAAACCCGAAATAGATACTGATTTCGTTGGTGATCTGTGATATTCGCAGCGTTCAGCCTCGTCGCCCTACTGGGCATTGTCCTGTTGTTACTACGCGAGAACCGTAGATTGACTAATCTATTGTTGGCAAAGAATCCATCAGCAGCTATCGCCGCCGAAAAATTCTCTAAGTCAACAAAGAAAGAACAAGTCGATCCCCGGTCACGCACAGCGTGGCAATCACCAACTGAAGGCGTAGGGCCATGAAACCTTGGGAACCACCCAAACCAACAGATGTCATTGACCTATGGAACAAGGCTGACC